TTCTAAGTTATGTTTTTTTGTTAATTTATTTACTATATGGTTAGTAAATCCTTTTATGTCCTTATTTTCGACTAAATTTGAAATTGCTTTTGTTGTGTCTTCATCGACTGCCGAACCTAGAACTTTGTTAGTAGATTTTGCGATAATTCCTTTTAAATTCTCGAATAAAAGAGGGCCAGATAAACCCTCTAATGGTGTTTTTAGTTCAGCGTTAAATTTCTCTTTTATTTCGTCGGCGTGAGATTTAAACTTTGCTAGTTGGCCCGCTTTTTCTCTTGCTGCTGTTGTTGAATCTTGGTTTAACATATTTTGCCATTGGGCCATTTCTTGTTCGTCTTGGTTCATTTATATAATAATATTAGAATTTAATTTTTGAATATTAATTAAATGCTTTTTAGTTTTTTTATGTCTAGAAATATTAGCTTTTATTATTGTTGACCCACATTCACAAGTAATTTTTTCTTTACACACAAATTTTTCTTTGTTATTTATATAATATTGTTTTCGTTGTTTTAATAATTGTTCTTTATTGTTTTTATACCAATTCTTTTTAATTTGTGATATATGCTTTTTATTTTTTTCTCTATATTCATTATTTTTATGTGCTATTTTTTCTTTATTAATTAAATTATATTGTTTTATATATTCTTGTCTTGTTCTATCTGGTATAACTTTATTAACGCATTCTAAATTTCTAATATAATATGCCTCTCTATCTCTTAATTCTTGTATATTATTAAATTCTACATCCTCAATTAATTCTATCTTAGGTATACAATTATTTTGAAATAAAATTTTAGAACTATGATTTTTATTTTTATCATTTGAATCATAGTGATGAATTTTAAATCGTTTTTTTAAACTTGTAATAGTTGACCCATAATAAGTGCCATGCTCGTTATATAATTTATAGATGCTACCCTTATTCATTTTTATAATATATTGTAATTTTGTGTTTAAGTTAATTTATTTCTAAAATATATTATATATAATATATAATGCCTATAATTAGAAAAATGAAGGATAAATCCGATGATTTCGTAATAAAGAAGGATAAATTAGACGATATTAGTTTTAGAATGCTTATTTGCGGTCGTTCTGGACTTGGAAAAACAAATTTAATCGCTTCGCTTTTGTGTTTACCTGAAAATTTCGGAAATGATTTTTCAGGATCTGATATTATACTATTTACACCGCTACAAAATGATTTTAAAATGCAGAATTTAATTAAATTTAAAGAAATTGAAGAAGTTTATACAGAATATAACGACGAAATATTAAATAATGTTTATGACAATTTGGTTGATGAATTTGAATTATCGGTAATGGATAAAAAAAAACCAAAACATAAAATAATAGTCCTAGATGATGTTTCATTTGGTTCTGCTTTAACAGGTAAAAAAAACGCTCTTAATCGCGTATTTATGAATGGGAGAAAGCATAATATTTCAGTCGTGGTTAGCACACAAAAATATTCGCAACTAGCAACTGGTATACGAGCAAACGCATCTTCTATTTTTTTTTATAATGGTAGTATGAAAGAAAAAGAATTAGCAGAGGCTGATTTAAATTACTTAGGAAGTCGAAAAGGTTTTTTTAAAATGTTATCAGATAATTTAACTAGTAAAAGGGATTTTATATATTGTAATTTTACAAGTGAAAACGTGAAAGATATGTATATGAATACTAATTTTGATATTATTGATATAGAAAAATACAAATTAAAATCATAAAAACTTTGTTTTTATTAATGATTCACGTAGTGAATAAATAACTCTTTTTTGGGGTTATACTTAATTAAATGAATATTTATTATATTTTTCAAAAAATATAATAAATTATCTTAACAAATAAAAAATATATTTATATTTATTCTAAATTAACTTTTCCTTGTGATTTATCAGCATTTAATAATTCTAAATATGTTTGATGAATTTTCGTTCTCATATGTCTTTTAATTTGATTTTTAGAAATAAATTTTCCACAATCACATTTAACTTTTTCTAATATCTTATTTTTATTTTTTAAATAATATTCTTTTTTTTGGTTGCTAATACTGGTTTTATTTGCTTTGTAATATGGTATAATTTCGCCGTCTTCATCTGATGAATTATTAATAGAATCACTTTCTATATCGCTCATATATAAAAACAATAGGTTTTTATTTTAAGTATAATTTGCCGTACTGCGTACGCTTTAGAATTCGGGTGTAAATTTTTTAAGAGGTACAATTAATTAAATTATTCTTATTTATTAAGATTGAATGAGCGTAGCGAAATTATCATTTAATATTTAAATTAAAAATTAAATGTATTAAAATAAGTCTATTATTGAGTATAAAATACTATTAGATAGTTAGTTAAATAATCATTTGTCGTAAACTCCAAATAATCATTTAATATAAATATGTTAATACTATTTCACAACTTACGAAACTTAAAAAACATGAGAAAATAAATTTTCAATTTTAAACGAATATTTTTTAAACTAAATATTTTTAAACTATTTTTTAAAAAATCTAATATTAATTATATGAAAATCAATTCTAAAAATAATTTAAACGGTAAATGTTCTTTCTGTTCTAAAAAAATAGATTCTAAATATACATCATGTTTTTTATGTAACAAACAAAAACAAAAACGACCTGTAATTCCAACCTGTGCTGATTGTGGAACTAATAAAGAAACAATTTATAAATATTGTATTGATTGCTATCCAAAACATTCTAATGATTGGAAGAAAAAATCTAAATTAGATTAATGAAAAATAAAATTTTATATAAACCTTTCAAATCCACGGTTAAAAATAAGAAATATTCAGTTTATGTTATAAAAAATGGAAAAACAAAATTAATTAATTTTGGAGATAGTCGGTATGAAGATTTTACACAACATAAAGATGAAAAAAGAAGAAAAGCATATTTAACAAGAGCAAAAGGAATTAAAAATAAAAAGGGAGAATTAACGTGGAAAGATAAAAATACAGCTAATTATTGGAGTATAAAATATTTGTGGAACGGTTAAAATAAAATTTTAAAAATTATAATCTATTTCTTTATATATATGAGCTATAAAACCCGTCACGACGTATCATTCCATCACCAAGAATCGAGTAAAATTCAATTATTAGAAAGTATAAAAACAAATACCGAGAATATCAATGTAAATATAGGAGATGTAGAAATTAATACAGCGGATTTAGAAGTATTACAAACATTAACAAACACCAAACTACAAACTGATTTAGATTTTGCCGGACAACCAAATGCTATAGGAGACGGTTCTAATATGAAACGGACTATGAATTATGGTTATGATGGCGTAGGAGGGCAACAACGTCCTTTGGTTGTCGATGGTAGCGGTATGTTAAAAGTGGTTGTTGATTCTGGAGCCGGTACAGCAACAGAGGCCAAACAGGATATATTAGAGGCGTCTCTTACGTCTATAGAATCAAAAATGGATATAGATAATGTTGTTTATGATAATATATTAGTTAAAAATACTGAAATCAAAGACCACTTATCTAATATTGATGGATTATTAGATGTTCAAAATGAACTTCACTTACCAGGTATAGATACAAAACTTGAAACTCTTGAAACTTCTTTAACATCGATTGAAGGAAAAATGTATATAGATAATGCGGTATTTGATACCATTTCTAGTGAAATAGTTAGTATAGATGGAAAAATAAAAAATGGAAATGATGCTTCTTTAAGCACAGCCCAACAAGTTCTTACGTATGGACGAACAAATACAGGAGATTTACATCCATTACATATTACTAATAATGGAGATGTAGAAGTTGAAATCGCCGATTTTGTTAAAGGTCAGGCCACAATGGCTGCGAGTTTTCCAGTTGTTTTATCTAGTGACCAATCATCTTTAACTGTTGATGGAGCATTCTTTCAAGCGACCCAACCTATATCTGGAACAGTGACTGCCAATTTATCAACAACAGACAACGCCGTATTAGATGTTATTGCCGCAAATACAGCAGATTTAGAAAATGTAAATGGTAAAATTACGGCTTGTAACACTGGAGCAGTTGTTATTAGTTCAGGGACGGTGACTGCCAATTTATCAACAACAGACAACGCCGTATTAGATGTTATTGCCGCAAATACAGCAGATTTAGAAAATGTAAATGGTAAAATTACGGCTTGTAACACTGGTGCAGTTGTTATTAGTTCATCTGCTCTTCCATCAGGTGCTTCTACTGAAGCCAAACAAGATATTTTAGAGGCTTCTTTGGTCAGTATTGAGGCGAAAATGGATGTAGACAACGCCGTATTAGATATTATTGCCGCAAATACAGCAGATTTAGAAAATGTAAATGGTAAAATAACAGCCTGTAACACTGGTGCAGTTGTTATTAGTTCAGGGGCAGTGACCGCTACTTTATCAGCAATAGACAACGCCGTATTAGATGTTATTGCCGCAAATACAGCAGATTTAGAAAATGTAAATGGTAAAATTACGGCTTGTAACACTGGTGCAGTTGTTATTAGTTCAGGGACGGTGACTGCCAATTTAAGTTCTACAGATAATGCAGTATTAGATGTTATTGCCGCAAATACAGCAGATTTAGAAAATGTAAATGGTAAAATTACGGCTTGTAATACTGGTGCAGTTGTTATTAGTTCAGGGGCAGTGACCGCTACTTTATCAGCAATAGACAACGCCGTATTAGATGTTATTGCCGCAAATACAGCAGATTTAGAAAATGTAAATGGTAAAATAACCGCTTGTAATACTGGAGCCGTTGTTGTATCTTCATCTGCTCTTCCATCAGGAGCAGCAACAGAAGCGAAACAAGATGTTTTAGAGTCGTCTTTGGTAAGTATTGAAGCAAAAATGGACGTTGATAATGCTGTTCTTGACGCATTAGAACTTGTAAATACGGTGAAGGACGTGGAATGGTTGAGTAATCATACAGTAGCAAATCAAAGTTTATCAGATCCGCTCGATACGGAAGGATATAGAGGAGTGACGCTATATGGTGAAAATGATGGGGCAATAGCCTCCGGTGATTTTAAAATATTTGGTTCAAATGAATCCGCTGGGACCTATTACCATATGGATTCTGCACTTTCTCTTAATACGTCAGATTCTGGAAGATACTGTCTCGTAGAATCTAGTCCACTAGGTACGATGACTACGGCGAGGTATTTGAAATTATTCAATGCTTCTGGTTCATCTAAAACCGTTCTTAAATTAAGAGCCGTATTAAGTGAAAAAATGAGATATTTATAATTTAAAATCATTAATATAAGTTTCATTCCTTCGGAATTATTAATATCATTCGTAGAAACGATATGATTTTCTATATATATATAAAATTTAATATCTAATTAATATTATATATATAATGAGTTATTTGTCATTCCATACAACAGATAAAAACGCAATTTTTCAAAATAATTTTAATGAAGATTTTGTTATAGAAAAAGAATCTAAAATAGGGTTAGTAAATTTAAAATTTGAAGCGATTGAAACTATTTTCGATGATTTAGAAGAAGATGAAAATAATGTTATTACATATAGTTTATATACAGGGCATAAAACAAATGTGGTTATATCAAAATTTACAGCTGATAATATGGACGGTATGAAATTTTTATTAGACGTTATCGCCTATCAATTAAATGAAAGTTTAAGTTTTGTAAATAAAGAGATAGGGTTACAATGGAATATTAATAAAGGACAGGCAATAAGTAATGAAGATAATATAAATATTCATTATTCAATTTTTCCTTATGGTAAAATTAATGAAGATAATTTTAAATTTAATAAAATCACATACACTGAAGCAGATGAAACAATAGTATCATCAGGGGCGAGTAATAATTTCGAAGTAGATAATAGTTTTAGAATGTTTTCACCTCATAACTTTATAAGGGGTTGCGGTTGTTTAAGGGTTAGAATAGATAAATTTGATGTTACAAATATAAATAATGAAAAAAGAGGTTTTACAATCGCACTAGTTAAAAGTAATCCTAACACTTGGGAAACTTTAATTCCTGAGTCTGATATTTTAGCAGGAATTCAATTAAAACATAATAATTCATCGTATAAATATTATGTTGATGGAATACATAATAGTTCAGCATTAAACCCATTAAATGTTGCTAATGGAGGAGCAAATAACGATATTGTTGAAATAAATTTATCAGACGGTAAAATTAAATTAGTTGTTTATCAAGCAGGGGGATTAAAAACAACTTTAGTAGAACAAGATTTAGGAACTTTTGGAATTACGGAAACGTCCGAATTAATATTATATCCTGTTATTTTTATTTCAGGAGCAACAACGGATGTTATATTATCACATCCTAGAATTCATTTAGACCCGTTTGAAATGGTTGTAAATTATGAAACCCCTATAGATGATTCAATAAATTATGGAACGGTTACGCCCCCTATACCTAATCAAAACACAGATTGTGTAACAACTAATACTTTACAATTTAGATATATAAAATCAGGATTAAATATATTAACAGAAAGTAATTATACAAGTATTAGACAAAGTAAACCCGATGATATGTTCGTAGATTTAAAGAGATTTTTAGGATTTGGTATTAATAAAATTACAACAACAGGGGTTAATACTTGTAATTTTGTAGGAAGTAAAATTTTTAGGCCTAACTTTTTTAGTAAAATGTATTATTTAGAAGCTCAAAATTTAGAATTAGACACTTATACATCAATAGGAGGAGGTAAAAAAAATATACTTCTTCCTATACCTTTACATAATAGATTCGAAAATCATTTTTTAATTTATGAACCCAATAATTTATATATGGTAAAATTAAAAAATATTAATAAAATTCCGTTAAGGTCATTTAGATTTAGATTATTAAATGAAAAATTAGAACCTGTAATAGTTGCTGGACGCTCAGATTTAACCGTAGTAATAGATAAATAATTATTCAGTGTCTGAACTATCACTAACAGAAGATATATTAGGTTGTAGAGGATGTAAATTATTTTTTAACTCCTCTAATTGTAAAATAATATTATTAATTTGAGATATTATTATTTTTTCCATATTATAAATATAATATATTTTTATTTAGTTTT